CTCTCTTTGCCCCTGCTAAAAAAATTGCTAAAAAATTATCATCTAAGTTTTCAATCTGAAGTAAATTTAGAAATAATCCACACAACAATCATTGCTGGCAATTGAACTAAAACGTTATAAAAAATTTCTAGAAAGATATTATCCTTCTCTTCTTTACGTTTATCCTTTGCTGGTGCCGTGGTCATTGTGTAACACCTTAAACAAATCTTTACTATTTAACAAAGAAACATCAAATTGTAAAGATTTTTTGCTACCTTTTCGTGCGGGTCTCCTAACAAAACGAAATACTTCTGGTGGTTGTTTCTTAGGAATAGGTCTTCTATTCTCAAGCATTATACCATCATTGGTTAATAATCTTAAAACTATTAATGCATCTAAGATAAAAAGTTTCATTTCTTATTCTTTAACTTAAAAGCAGCATCACCAAGAAAAGAACCAACTGCAAGAATGAGAACTTTGGAATAGGCATCACGACTTGTACTCTCTAGTTCTACTTGCCCCTCTGTTCTAATCGCAACAGACTCAACAGCAGAAATCATCAATGCAGCCCAGATAATGATGAATAGTCTAACAATATTAAAGTAAATCACTTTTTCCTTTTTACTAAAAGTTCATCAAAGTTCTTTTTCTTTGTTCCACCATCATAATTCCAAGCATATCCTTCAACAATCATCTGATTATTCAGAGAAGTCTCTTCGCCATTGATAAACAAGTGACCTATAATTCTCCCATATTTCTCTGTGGAATCTGGAAGTTCGGTCTTGATAAGAATGTCTTTTGCATTCTCACAACGCTTCTTCAACCAATCTTTTGATTCAAGTCCGTATTTCTTTTCGTTCGCGTCAGATGTTCGACTTTCTGGGGTATCAATACCAGCAAGGCGAATCCGTTTAGTAAGAGATATATCGAACCCCAAATCAATATCAGCGTCAATAGTGTCTCCATCGACTACCTTATGGATTGAGCGAATACGATATATGTATGGATCTTGGTTTGACATTAGAAAGGAAACTTAATACTCCCATTATTTAGTTTAGGGATAGGTAGTTTCTCAAATGCTTTGTTAACCTGCTTCTCTACAACAGTACCAACAAATGCTTCTGGATTATCTAAGATTTTCTGTGCCTTTTGGTAAGTCAGGTATGCCCCCACACCAATTGCAGCACTAATGCTCAGACTTGTGATTGATAGAATCAGACTTAAATGTTTCATCTTTCATCTCCTCGTTTGCTAACTTTAATATGTAGTAAATGATATATGCGGTGAAGGCAAGACCGCAAGACAATAATATTACAACTCCCCAGGGAAACTGATCCATCAATACTTACCTTCCGTACAATACTCTACTTTTTTATTTGGATAGTATGGATACTTTCCTTCCTGTGGTTTCATATATCCACAACCAATCAACCAATCCATAGTCATTGGTGTTGGGCGAATTTGATCCCATAAAGGACCTTGGACACACATCTCAAGATGTCTTGCAGTTTGATTTAACTGCTCCTCTGCCCAGTTTGCATCTGCCTCCCAAGGAACAGCACGACTTTGCATCATTGACTCATAAGTAAGTCTTGTTTGCTTCATTATCCAAGCAGGAATTTCACTATCCTGATGAACTTGTGCCATGAAAGATGTTTTCAATCCACCACCCATACAATCCTGAACAACATGCCAACCTTCGTGACGAAGTGTTCCTAAAAATTCTCTTGGATCTTTGAGAAGAGTTTCATTAATAAAGAAACGATTATAGTTTGGTTTATATAACCCTACCGTTCTTGGAGTAAAATATCTCTCTGGTGCGACGTAAACAGGAACTTCTAGTTTATTAAGAGAAGTTACTATCCTTACAATTTCTTCTCTAAATGGATCAAAGTCTTGGTTTTTTAAGAATTGAGATTCTTCTGATAATTTTTCAATACCCTCGGTACATTCCAAAAGTATCATACAACCCATTGCCTCTAAACTGTAAGGTCTTACTGTTGGTTGTTTGGGTTCAAGTGATGCAGCAATTGCTGGAAATGATAAGGTTAGTGATAAACCGATTGCTGTTAGGATTTTTTTCATTCATCCCACCATCCTTCTTGTTTGTGAATCCAGACTTTCAAATCCTTGACATACTTTCTCAACATCTGGGCCTGTTCTTCATGCCAAAAATCACCCGTCTCCATATGAAGACGAGTGTGATTATCTATGGCTTTGAGTATATTGTGGATTGGAGCGTTCCAACACTCCCTCTTTGGAGTGTTCCATTCTCTTGGCATTTGTATTCAACAGTATAAAGTTGTCCTTTATGAATAAAATCAATTTGACATAAATTAGGTCCGATTATAATATTACCAGCAATTAAAATTTCCAGTAACATTACTTTTTCTTACCTCCATTTTTTGCCTTTTTGGCAGTTGCATTTCCAGAATTCTGCTTTTTATTATTAGCAGATCCTTTTTTACCTTTGTTAGCAGATTTTGCCATTAGAGATCTCCTCTTGAATAGGGTTTTTCTTCATCGACTTTTGCTTCTAAAGCTTCAACTCTTTCTTCAAGAGAAGTTTCTTCTTTATAACCAGTTTGAACTAATGGTTCTTCAACAGTTGTTTCTTCAACTACTGCCTCTACTACTGGTTCAACTACTGCTTCGGAAGCAGTAGTTGGAGGTGTTTCTACAAACTCCTCTCTTTTTGCTTCAGACTTTTTTTCGTCATCATCATCTCCACCTTTCTTCATAGTATTAATTCCAAATGTTGCGGCAGATGCAGTAAATACTGTTGCTATAAACGTTGGGTCCATTTTAGCAAGAGCCCCAGCATAACTTGCCGTAAGAAGTGCGGCAGACCAACCCAAAATCGCAATACGAATAATTTGGCTCATACAAGCTTCTCTTTTCTTTTGAGGGTCCATTTTAGTGAGTTTGTAGGGTTAACCTTTTTTCCAAGCTTCACCTTCTGCCTTTCTTCTACGTGCTAAACCTGCTTCTACGTTAGATCCAGGATTGCGATAGAGATATAAAGCATCTGGAACTAAGTCCCATTCTTTATTCTTCAAGCGTTTAGTAATAGTGTTAAAGTTATCACCACCGTAGAAACCAGCACCAAGATTATAAGCGAAGCTGAGCAAAGCGCCTCTTTTTCCATCTGACATTTCTCCCCAATGTGGAATTTTTCGAAGTGCAGGAAGAAACTGATTCTTACACTGGGTAATTAGCAATTCATCTGCTTCTGATTGAGTGATACTATCGCCCATTTGGAATGGTTGTCCATTCTTATCTCTAGTAGATCCCCAACCGATTGTGATTGGAAGTCCACCAGTTAGAGGGTCAGGATATGCATTTAAGTGGCATCCTTCAAATTCTTTAATTAATTTAATACCCATTTGTGGAACATCATCACCACCTACAGGTGCAGGTGAAGAAGATGCTGCAGGAGCAGAAGCAGAATCTGATGTAGATGCTGCTGCAGCATTACCCTTTTTTCCCCTATAAATCTCCGCCCAATCAATATTATCTTCAAGATATTTGACTGGTAAATTATCTTCTAACCACTGAACTGCCTTTACATGATTAGGATTTTTTTCATCATAAAATTTAAAAAAGTTATGAAGATCAATTCTTGCCATTTTTACCTCCAAAGTATTTTAGATAGAGTTCGTTTGCTTCAACATGCTTTCCATTATTTGTAAGTTCTTTGATGACTTTAAGCATCTTTGCTTTAAATTTAATCGAATATTCTTCCCCAGCCATCATTACCTCCTGGACACCAACGGTGCTTAAGAACTGCTTTGGTGTAAATAGTTTTTTTACCGTTAGTTACAGGACCAGTATAGTTATCATTCAGAGAACCATATGGATCGTTTACATAGTATCCTTTACCATCTGGAGTCTTACCGATGACTACACACATATGTCCACCAGTAGGGTTAGATAAAGAACCGCGATGCAAGATACCAATAACAACAGGTTTCCCAGCATCAAGACTCTTATCAATATCAGCAAAAGAAAGATTATAACTGAAGTGTGACTTTACGCCATATCCAGCAAGAACTTTAGTTTGAACTGCATGGTCGGTTGTATCACCAATCGCAAATACTTTTTTAACATATTCATCATCACCTTTGATGCTTCCTGGCTTGAGGAAAGCAAGGCACATAGCACATGATGAACTATTACAAGTTCTATGTGCATCTCTGTAGTTGTCTACTTGATTGAAATATGGAACTGCTAGAACTTCTGGTGTAGGTGGTTTAGTTCTAAAAATTCCAATCCATTCTGTTTCTGAATCGTCAAGAAATTGAGCAGGAAGATTATCTTCCAACCACTGAACTGCTGCCACATGGTTCACATTACCATCATCATAATATTTGAAAAAATTATGAAGATCTAATGTCATGCCTTTCTCCCGAATGCAACTAAAGTATTTATTAATATGAGTATTCTTCAATCTTATCCAATACCTTATTAAGGTATTGGTGTGCTAACCATTTTGGATCATATCCAGATTTATTCATCCATTCATTATCCAAATCCCTTTTCATTTTAAGAACTTCACATTTAATAATTTCTTTAGTCAGTTGACAACGTGGCATAAACATAAAAAAACTCTGCTGCCTATTTAGCAACAGAGTTAAATATTATTACTTATTGTTTCAAACAGTAGCAGGCACTTTTACATTTTCCGAAACATATTCAAGGACTTTATCTGGAGTTGTTTCTTCATATGGATCAACATCAGAATTATCACGCAAACCTTCTTCAATAAAAAGTTTTTCGATAATTCCATTATCTACAATTGCAGCGTAACGCCAAGAGCGATTACCAAAACCAAGATTAGACTTATTAACAAGCATTCCCATGGAGCGTGTAAAATATGCATTTCCATCTGGAATAAGAGTTACTTTCTCAATATTCTGGTCTTTAGCCCAGGCGTTCATCACAAACCCATCATTAACAGAGATGCAGTAAATATCGTCGATGCCAAGACCAATAAAGTCGTCGTATCTCTCTTCGAATCCAGGTAACTGATAGGCACTGCAAGTAGGAGTGAAAGCACCAGGCAAACTAAAAATGACCACACGCTTTCCATTAAAAAGTTCTGATGATGTGCGATTTACAAACTCTCCATTTTCCCTGAACAAAAATTGAACTTCAGGTACTTGATATCCTTCTTTACGCATATTGACTTCCATCAGAAAATACCAGGAATAATTTGTCCAGTAACCAGATAAGCACCAACTCCAGCAACGAAACCAATCATAGCCAGACGTGCGTTGAGGATCTCTGCCTCAGGGGTAAAACCGAATTTTTTCATTTTGTTTCTCCTTGATAAGGGTGTTGTTGTTTAAGTTCTGGGTTTGGATTACAAACCATTTTTTCTTTTATAGGTTTAATAACGATAAACTTATCATTTTTAAGAGTGCCTGCAATCTTGACTTCTAGTTCTACATCTCGATCCCAGGCACCACTATCAATCAACTCTTGAAGGACAAGGTTAAATTGCCCTAACATATTAGCACTCACAGATTTTCTTCTTGTTCGGTAAGGATTACACAATCGCTAGTAGGATATGCCACACAAGTGAGTACCCAACCTTCAGCAATCTGGTCATCATCAAGGAACGATTGCTCCTCGTTGTCCACGGTGCCGCTAATCAGTTTACCAGCACAAGCAGAGCAAGCACCAGCTTTACATGAAGAAGGAAGATCTACTCCTGCCTCTTCAGCAGCTTCAAGAATGTATTGGTCATCGGGACACTGAATAGTAGTTTCAGTGCCATCAGGAGATTGAAGGGTAACGTTATAGGTTGCCATTAGTAAGTTTCACAAAGTTTTTCTACGGATGCTGCCAACAGTACGAAGAAGGCAACACTAGTAATTGTAAACGTAAATTCTGCCATTGTCAATCAATTATCAGAAGATGCCGAAAAAGAGTTTGCCAGTGAGAGCATAAGAAAGAGCCCCAGCAACAATACCGACCATTGCCCAGCGTCCATTGTACATCTCCGTAGTTTGCATAGGAGTCATAAGACCCTTGCGATTGTATTCTTGATAAACCATTTCAGGTTCTTTGGCCCACATATTTTGTTGGCCATACTCATTGGTCGTTACAGTCATCGTAGTTTTGTAAAGAACTGTTACAGAATTATATAGCAAAAAGAAAGGGGTGTCAAGCACCCCTTTGTTACGGTTTTCACACATTATAAGTATAAATGCTTACTATTTTCCTTCCCAACCTGGAGGAAGTGTTCCAAAATAAGGATCATAATCAAAAATAGAATTCCAATCCGTAACGTCAGATGATTCATTTTTCCAAAATTGCCATAGACCATCGTAACTAGATCTGTGAAAAACATCTATATGATCTTTATGAATAGAAGAACCCAATTCAATTTTATACATGAATAGAGGAATTGAAAAAGTATTTCCAGAATTATAAATTAAATCGTCAGCAACCGCACGAGGTTTAACTCCATTATCTAACTTATACTTATCATCCCTACAGTGAAGATTAACTAATTTTTGTGCATGATGTCGTGTAATTAAATAACATGCAGTTGAAAAATCGTTAACAAATCTTCTATGCAATTTCATATGAATTTGAGCCGGATTAATTATTGCTAATTGAATAACATCATAATCATATGGAATTTTAGAATAAAAATCTTTCCAAGAAAATGACCAGTGCTTAACAGTGTCCAAATCACAATCATCTTCCATTATTAATACACATGGATCATTAGAATTTTCTAAGAAATGTTTTAAGCATTTTAGATGAGAGGTAACACACCCAACTTCACCAGAGTTCATCATAGATGGATATCTACCTTTAATAATATCACTTAGATCATCATCACGCCCATCGTATGCAGAAATACGAGTATATTTCTCAACCTCCCAATATTTAAATTGGTCCTCCATATACTTTGCTCTCTCTGGTTGATCATCCAGATTAATATAATAAATTTCAGGGAGACCTTTGAGTTTATATGCTGCTTTATTTTTATCCATCTTTTCTTAAAAACAACTTATCATTATAATTTGGATCATAATTTAATGGTTCTGGAATAATAACTTTTGCTTTGCATCCACCAAACCACCAAGCACACTCGGTAAATGTACTACACCATGTTCCAATAATTGTACTACACTTTGACAACAATAAACAATCTATAAAACCATCCACAACAAGTTGAATATCACTATAATGCTGATCATAAGGATTAATATTCATCAAAGCCATATTATGAAGTTTTTGTGGATGAAAGATAATTCTATCTCCATATTTGTTAGTAAAATGTTTTATAGTATCTGGACTATCACTACATAAAAATATTTTTAAATCGTTTGGAAGTTTTTCAATTTGCTCTTCGAATAAAGAATTATGTTGCCATAAACTCCTATCTCCACCAGACCACCATGTTCTAATATGAACTCCTAAAACTTCATTGTCCCAGTCTTCAACAAAATCATTAACATATTCCAATATATCAGGATTAATTTTTAAATTTTCAATAATTTTCAAATACTTGTCTATAAAATATTGTGGGGTCTTTTCATATAAAAGATCTATAGTTTTGTATTCATCAATATACTTTTCTTCTTCTGGAAGAACTTTTAATCTCCAATCAATTATTGGATTTATAGTATTATCAGTAAATTTAATATCTGGAAATATGTAAGCATCTGATGCCGATTCGGTATAAATTTCATCATGAAAAGGAACTGCGCTCCACATAGTTTTTATCCTATTAGACAATCCGCA